AACTAACATGGGTACAGACCATCAAGTTCTTGATAGTCCAACATTTGGGAGTTAACAATGGCGAGTAGTGGAAATTTTAGTACATGGAATCCTTTAGTAAAAGGAACAGAAAATGTATCTTCTGGTAATTGTAAATTAGATATGACTACTGGTAATAGAGGAGCATTAGGTAATTTTGAAATACCTTTAACTGGTAAATGGTATTTTGAGGGATATATTAAAATGGCTTCTAATTTAGAAGGTGTAATAGGAGTATCTGATGCTGAAGTAGATTTACAATCTAGTAGAGGTGGTAAAAATGATAGTAATACTGAAGCGTTAAACTTTAGTCAATATACTGGGTCTAGTTACTTTGCTATAAAAATTGATAGTGGCTCAGAAGATGCTGGAGGTAGAATAAACCTTGGGAGTAATGATAATGCTGTTATAGGAGTTGCTGTAAATAGAGATGATAATGAACTGAAACTTTATGCAAATAACACTTTAAGATTTACATTAACACTATCTGCAACTACTAAATATTTTCCTTGGTGTGGTGTAGGTGGAGGAAATAATAGCTCAGCATTTGTTTATTTAAATGCTGGACAAGATTCTACATTTGGAGGAAATAAAACTGCTGGTGGTAATGCAGATGTTAATGGTTTTGGTGATTTTGCCTATTCACCTCCAACAGGATTTTTAGCTTTATGTTCAGCTAACTTACCTATATCAGATGACATAGACCCTGCACAAACTGATGACGATTTTCCCCAGAAGCAATTTAATGCAGTTCTTTATACTGGTAATGGTAGTACTAATGCTATTACTGGCTTGGGTCTGAAACCTGATTTAGTCTGGGCAAAGTCTAGGAGTGCATCACAATCACATAGATTATACGATAGTAGTAGAGGTGGTAGCTCTATGTTATTTTCAGATACAAATAGTGCTGCACAGACTGGTAGCACATTTATGACTTCATTTGATAGTGATGGATTTACTTACAGCTCTAGTGGTTCTAATGCAAATGATAGTAGTGTAACTTATGTCGCATGGACTTGGAGAGCTAATGGGGGGGTAACCTCATCAAACACACAAGGAGATATTACTAGCACAGTACAGGTGAATGATAATGCTGGGTTCAGCATCATTTCTTTTTCAGGGAGTGGTTCTGCTCAGAGTGTAGGGCATGGTTTATCAGTAGCACCTGATATGGTTATAACAAAAAATAGGTCAACGACAGATGACTGGAGAGTACATCATGCAGGATTAACAAATGGAGTTGGTACATATCATTTAAAATTAAATTCAAATGCATCAGAAACAAATGATGCTTCTTGCATGTCTGGTTCGCCTTCAAACACAGTTTTAAATTTAGGTAATAATACATCAATGAATGGTAGTGGTAATAATATTATTATGTATGCTTGGAGAGAGATTGAAGGCTTTTCTAAATTTTCTAGATTTGTTGGTAATGGTAATAATGATGGACCATTTATTTATACAGGTTTTAGACCTAGACTTTGGTTTATAAAAGAAATAAGTTCATCAGATGACTGGGTTGTATATGATACTGCAAGAGATACTTTTAATAGTGGAAGTTCAAAAGTTTTAAGATGGGATTCAAGTAATTCAGAATTTGATGATTCATCAAGGGCAGTAGATGTAACTTCAAATGGACTAAAAATTAGGACTTCAAATGCTACTATGAATGGTAGTGGTGTTACTTACATTTTTGGTGCTTGGGGTGATGTGCCATTTAAATATAACAATACTTTTTAGGAGGTGAAATAATATGTGGGCTTATGTAAAGGATAATAAAATAGAGGAGATTATAAGATTTCCTAAAACAATGGTAATAGATGATGTTACTCATTCTAGGCGAATATTTACATCTTGGTCTTGGACTGAATTAAATAACATAGGTATTTATACAGTAGAGGATGGTACTAAAGGTAATGATAACTTTGAAGTAACTTCTAATCCAACTTACACCTATAGTGCTTCTGGGAAAAAAGTAACTACTGCGTATACTACTACAGATAAAGCACTAGATGATTCAGAAGCTAAAGATGAAGATGGTAAAAACATACTAGATGAAAAAGGTAATAAGACTTATAACTATGGTTTAAAGACACAAGCTAAAGAAAAAGTAAAGCAACAAGCAAATAGTCTTATAAATCGTTTTAATTGGCTTGTAGAGAGGTCTATTTATGATAGTAGTAAATCTATACCAGATGCAGTAAAAACTTATGTAGCATCTATAAGAACTGATTGTGCTAATATAGAAAAAGCAATAGATGATGCAAGTGATATGACAGCATTTAGAAAACTATATGATTGGGAATACAATGAAGATGGTAGTGTTAAAACTATAGCACCAATACAAAACTGGAGTGATGACTATGATGTTAAAACGTATATTAGATAAAATTAAATCTTTATTTAAAAAAAAACTTAAAAGAGGTAGACCTAAAAAAAGGAGATCCTTCTGATGACGATTGATCCTTTTTTAGTTTGGAATGTAGTTCTTTCTTTTATAGTTGTACCTTTTGGTTGGGCATTTGGTAAATTATTTTCAGAAGTAAAAAGATTACAGCTTCATCTTAATGTTACACGTGAAACATATGCTACTAAATCTGAATTAAATAATGAAGCTAGAGAAACTAAAGAAGCTATAATAAGACTTGAACAAAAACTAGATAGGATTGCAGATAGATGGTCGAGCCAGTAACAGCAGTTCTTACTGGCATAGCACTAGTAAAACAAGCAACTTCATTTATAAAAGAAAATATTAATACAGTACAAGATATATCTGGTGTAGCAAAACAAATAGATCAAATGTTTACTGGTCAACAAGAAATTAATAAAGAGCGTAACAGAGTAGCAAACAGTACAGCAAATGAGTTAGGTTTATCTAGTGTAACTCAATCTATTATAGATGCTAAGTTAGTTAGTGAGCAAATGCAAGAAGTTAAAAATATGGTTAATCTTAGATTCGGACCAAACACTTGGGATCAGATACTAATGGAACGCAAACGTAGGATAGAAGAACTTAAACAACGCAAACTTCAGTTAAAGAAACAAAAAATGATTAAACAAAAAGAAATGATGGATGTAGCAAAACAAGCAACTATAGGTATAGGTATTGTAATTACTATTGTTATATTGTTTATTATTACTTATGTTGCTTTTGCTGAAGAAATAGATACAGCTGAATGTATGGTTTTTAAACCTAAGTATTATATGATCTGTATGAATGAAGGACATGAGTATGCATTAATAGAACAACAGTTAGATATAATTGAATACAAAAAAACTCACATAATAATAAAGGAGAATCCAAATGGCATTGACAGCACTAATAGGACCTGCGACTAAACTGATTGGCAAGTTTGTTAGAGATAAAGATAAACAAGCACAACTTGCACATGAGATATCTACAATGGCAGAGAAGCATAGCCAACAACTTATGATGCAACAGCTAGAAGTAAACAAAGCTGAAGCAAAAGGTAATTGGTTTCAATCGTCGTGGCGACCACTTGTCGGTTGGATCTGTGCAATTTCCCTGGGAATTAATTTCATGGTTTCGCCAATTTGTGCAGGCTTTGGTATAATTATACCTCAAGCAGACATGAGTGTAATGATGCCATTACTTTTGGGTATGCTTGGACTTGGTGGTTTACGATCCTTTGACAAGTTAAAGAAAACTGATACTAAAACTTTGAAAAAGTAGGTACAATCATAAGCAAAGATTATTTAGTGGCACTCAGTGCTCATTTAAACGACTCGAAAAATCCCAGTTTTCTGGGCTAATCGTAGAACTTACCACCAGCTTCTTTCATTAGTAAAACTATTCTTTTTGCTCTAGTTTTAGTTTGTTCATACCATTTTGAATCTTCAGCTTCGATACTTGCTTTATCATAATTACCTTCTTCGAGAGCAGCAATCATATTTTTAAACTTACTTAGTCTAGTAATACCTAAATTAAATGCCATGTTGTATACAGCTTTCTGTATTGGATGTGGTGCTGTTTTCATAAACGGAAAGTTTATATCTACTTCTGCTATTACTTCTTCTATTCTAGCTTTTAACAATAGTCTTGCTTCTCTTTCAGATAGTCCATGATCTTGTACTTCAATACCATAACCTATAGTTTTTAATCCAGCTGGGCAATCATATACTATGTGTCTTCCTCTATCTGTTTTTACTGAACCTTCATCTCTTACTAAATCATTTACTAAATCATCTATCATGTTACCTCACAAATTTAAATTTTTTTATATTAATTTTTCTTACTTTTTTTTTACTAACCTTAACCTTAGAATTTTCAAACCCCCCTTTTTTTTGTGGGGGGGGATTTGATAATTCTATTTTCATTCCTTTCACTACTACTTTATCATAACAATCTTTACAGTAGTATGTACCTCCTCTCCAATTTACAGCTTGTTCCGTACAATATTTACATTGTTTCTTTAGACAAGCTTTCTTCCATGCATCATCAAATTGTCCCACCTATACCTCCTACAAATATACTATATTACCTTTTTTCTTTTGTGCAAGATTAACCTTAATCTTATATATCTTAGATAAAACTTGTATAGTTCTAGGAGTGGGTATCTTTCTTTCTGCATTTACAATGGTTGATATAGATAAGCCAGACTCATTGGCTACCTCTAAAAGAGTATAGCCAAGATTATGTCTAGCTTCTCGGAGAATCTTACATATATTAGAATGGCGGTGCATCATCATCTTTTACACCAGCACTATCTTTTT